GGTTGATGTTGGGTATATTCGCCCCCATATTGTAGTCGTTCACCCTCTATCGGAGGTGAGAGTGTGAATAGCGTGTAGATGTCCTCAGCGTAAGTATAAGACTTTTTTTCAACCGTGTGACATATGGACACGAATAATTTTTTTGCCCATATATAAACATGAACACCAATAACGAAAAAACATTGGAGGAGCTCAACTGCATGAGCCTAAAAGAACTCCGAAAGATGGCGAGTGATAGGAAGCTCTCCGGTAGATCGAAGAAGAATCGGGCACAATTACGGACCATGTTGTATGAGGACATAATGGGCACTGGCGTGGAGGAGCTAGGTGGTCAGTCTGTGTCTGATAGTCTTGCAGAGGATTTTGATCTGAAGATGCGAGCATTAAATGAGATGTCCGTTTCCCAACTGCGCAAGCTGGCGCGTGAGATGAAGATTAAAGGGCGGGGTAAGAAGAAGGCCTGTGACCTCCAGAATATGATTATCAGTCACATGAATGAGAGTATCACATCTGCCCTAAGGGTCCCGGCTGGAGTCAAAGTGCCACCTGCCCCTCCGAAAAAGAAGGATGACGGCCCACCTCCCCTTGAGACCGAACCTGATCCCGAGGAGAAAGTGGAACCCAAGGAGCTACATGTGATCATACCCCCTCCCAGTGGCCCCATATCCATGGTCGATTTGGAGAAGATGGCGCGTGAGGAGAAAGATAGTAAGATGAACGAGTTTATTGCCCAAACACAGGCGGAAGAGAAGAAGGTAGAGAAGAAGGTAGAGAAGAAGGTCGAGAAGAAAGCAGTAAAGAAGAAGGCCCCGAGGGTCCGCCCCACAAAGGTTAACGAAGGAGTCCTCGAATGGGTGAAGAGAACCGACCCGATTCTAGTCATAGGGGCACGTTCAGAGGACATGGATACCATTAAGGACCTACTAGAATCATTCAAGTCCGAGAGGGGTGAAGTCCCAACGTGGGCTCTCGGTCCAGATATTGGGGACCTGAGGGGAATCGAGACCGAGTACAACGCCCTCCCTGTTCTCAAGCATAAATTCTCCGAGATCGTCGTGATGGGTGGTCCTGATGACTCATTGGGGCGGTGTGCTGCACTCAAGAAATACTCAACCAAAGGGTCCATTATTATCATGGATAAGGCCAAGATGCGAGGGTGCACATCGTTCAAGAAAAAACTTGCTGAGGTCGAATTGGATTCAGAGGAGGGATTTCCACCTTTCGATATGTATGCACGAATATAGATATTTTATGTGTATATAATAAATGCTTTCTTACAAAAAGAAACCCGGCAGCAGACAAATAGCAACGGATGGTAAGATACCCATCTACCTCTACCAAAACGAAATCAAACGATCAAGGCTTCAGACAAAGGATGCCTTTCCGACGGTCGATCCAAAGAGCGACAGGATCCTTGTTAGTGGCCCATCAGGGGCGGGTAAGTCCACATGGGTCGGTGAGTATGGTCGCCGATACAAAAAGAAATTCCCCAAACGACCAGTCTATGTCATATCATCTGTATCAAAGGACGCATCCCTGGACAAACTGAAACCCATAAGAATTGATATGGACGCATTTTCCGACCCTGAAATGGAACTTGACCCAGAGGAAACCTTCACCGAGTCCATGGTTATATTCGACGATGTTGACACAATCTGTGACAATGCGCTGAGAAAGGATGTGTTGGCTCTAAGAGACTTCATGCTGGAGCAGAGTCGCCATTATGACACCCACTTGATCTGCACGACCCATATCCTAATGAACGGCGCCAGCACCCGCCGCCTCTTGAATGAGGGTTCCAAATATGTTGTCTTTCCCAATTCAAACGCGTACCAGATATCAAATTTTCTAAAGAGATACATAGGTCTCCAATCGGGCTCAATCGACAAGTTCTTAAACTCTGACAGGGAATCCAGATGGAAAATGATCAGCCGGGACTACCCACTGTACGTTCTATCAAGACACGAGATATACGCAGTTTGAATAACGCGGAATTGGCAGTTGAGTATAAGGACATATGCCAATTTGATGTTATAGATTTAGTGGGCGGGATGTGGGGGGAAGATGTTATTTTTTTTGTGATATGAAAAATGGACAAATACATAAAGGATGAGATTGAAAAAATTGAGCTGTCTGACGGGGATATTCGCCGGATGTGTAATGGGGGCGTGCTCATTCGGGAGTATGGTGAGCTGGATGGGTTGGACAGTCTGGATGAGCTTTTTGGTGGTAAGGACGCTCTGGTGTTGCTTTATGAGACCCGTGTGCACTTTGGTCACTGGGTGTTGTTATTGAGACTGGGACCAACGACTATAGAGTTCTTCGACCCACTCGGCCTCACTATGGACCAGGAGCTGGCACTCATCCCCGACTATTACCGAAAGAAGTTGGATGAGGTGGTCCCCCATTTGACCCACCTGCTGTCCGACTCTCGCGTGATAAACAACACCGTGAAATTGCAGGCAGTCGACCAAGACATAAATACTTGTGGGCGGCATGTGGTGTCTCGGTTTCGCTTCTACAAAATGGGATACTCTCTCCACGAGTACACTAGGCTGTTTCACAGACAAAAGTTGACTCCCGACGAGACCGTGTCTCTCATTACTTTATTGCTATAACTAAATGGAAACAAAATACGTGAATATCAGGATTATAGGCGACCAGACGCCAGGGACCGTGAACTTAAAACACGCGGTTTATTCAGAGACGAGCACGGCCCCGATTCTCCAGGACAGCTCCAAGTGGTCCCTATCAGTGGTCCGATTCAACCTGACCACCAACGAGATGCCCGTCTATGTGTTCGAGGATGTCCCTGGTTCTGGTGTGTACAAATACAAGGTAGTCCTAAGACTGGGCACTCTGCGCACGGAGGCCCCGGTCAATTTTATTGAGGGAGGGTCGCAGAGCCCATATGAATCGACATTCGCGTTCTACTCGTATAATGGAATTATCGACAGTATAAACTTTGCATATTATACTGCTTTCTTAGTAATACAGGCAGATTACATATCACAAGTCGGTCCGTGGCCAGCGACCTTCCCGACTGAGCCGCCTAAATTAAGGCTGTTGGCCGACAACTCGTTACAATTTTTCTTCCAGCCCAGCTATTATTCTAGCGCGTTTAGTATTGGTGTCAACCCAGCCTTAGTCAACAAAATGGGGTCTTTCAGTTGGTACCTAGACCAGGATGCGCCATACGATGCTCTACTGGACATTTCGGATAAGAAGTGGAACCATGTCACATACGATGGTGCGGACTACCTCTATACAAACGAGCCAGGGAAATCCATTCAGAATTGGAATTCCGTGCGGAAGATTGTGTTCAAGACCTCCATCCCCATTGAATCTGAGTACCGTTCTGGGCAGAGTGTTGACAGGGACCAGGTCTTAACGGACTTCGACCTCTCGGGTGTGATAGATGGCACTGATATAAACTTCTTTCCTACGGGGCCACTACGAGAGTATCCAATGTACAATCGGTCAGCCCTCTACGAAATGTCCTTACGCGTTCTGTGGCGTGATAGGTTCGGGGTGGACCACAAGTGGCTCCTGGGCCCTGACGATATTGCGTCCATGAAAATCCAGTTCCAACGGCGACATACCGAGATGTAGATATATATAAGAAACAAAAAATTCGACGTAACAACAAATTGGCATATGTCCTTATACTCAACTGCCAATTCCGTGTTACTCTAAAAACTTTTTACTATTGGTGTCCAACCAGGACCGTTTATTTTTTTGCGCTGTTAAATAAATGCAGACAATCAAAGTAATTACACCCAAGGTCGACATCAAGCATGATGTTATGAAGAATCACATCGCCCTTGAAGGACCGAGCCGTGTCACCCAGTATATCGCAGTATCCAACTCTTATGGTGGTAATACGGGGACACTGAATCCCGCCCAAGCGAGTTGGGACATTCAGCCCCCTAGTCACGACACTGTGGTCGATCGGCATATTCGAGTTAAATTTTATGTCAAGGTGACAGCAGGCGCCGGAGCGTTTTCGAACAACAATGGTACTAGCAATCCCCCTGTTCTGGAAGCCCCAAGACAGTTCCCGATAGCATCCGTCACAGATTCAATTCAGTTGTCTCTGAACGGAGAGAATGTAAGTGATAATATATCCGAGAAGATCCACGCTATGTTATGTTACGGCAACACAGCCAACGACAGACGACGAGCTTGGTCAGAGTCGACCTCTATGCCTGACGGCTACCAAGAGTACTCTGATGGGGCATTGTATGGTTCTGCAAAGGACCCCCTCCAGCCATCCGGTGCGATCGAGATTGATTCGGGGAGATCCATGGTCCCTGATCCCAGTCGAACCAACGATGGGCAGAATCTACACTACATTGTGACTGAGCCATTGTTCATTTCTCCCCTCGAGCAGGGTATTGGTCGAGAGGCAGAGGGTTTTGTCCACGTCGACTCATTGAATTTAACCATGAGGTTCCGCCCCGACTGGGCCCGTTTCATGTCTCTTAAGTCAACTTCCGCTGCGACCAACCTCCAAGTATCGTTTTACAAGGCACCTGAGATGCACCTGAATTACCTCTCGGTAGATCGAGAAATGAAGCTGCCTGCTATTCAGACCCTTCCGTACGCAAAGCACCTCTCTTATGTCCAGAGCGGGCAGCAACCAGTGGCAGCAGGGGCGACGCAGACAGTTGTCCTTGATGCAGTTAGATTAAGCTCTATCCCAAAGACACTCTTTCTATTCGGAGCTCACGACCGCTCGACTAGAGATGAGAAGACTTCAGACGCATTCCTGGCCATTGATCGGGTTGATGTTACGTTTGAGAACCGAAGCGGCCTATTGGGTACCGCGACACCCGAGGACCTCTACCAGATATCAGTGTCCAATGGATGCAATTTAACCTGGCAGCAATTCACTCGTCACAGAGGTTCTGTGGTGGCCCTCCAGTTCGGAAAAGACTTGGGTCTGGACGATGGTTTGGCACCCGGGGTTCGTGGGAACTACAGCATCCAAGTGACGGTGACCTTCCGTAACCCTGGTGCGAACGCATTCTCGTTTGAAGCATGGCAGTCGTATCAGATGATCGGAACAGTCGAATTGGCCAAAGGCTCTGGTCGTGCGACAATTGGTAACCTTATGGCGGCGGAGGTAATACAATCCCATCAACACGATATGACATATTATGACGTCTACCCGTCGATGCTGTATGGAGGATCCTTCTGGTCGTCCCTGAAACACATCGTCTCTGGTGCCGTGAAGGGGGTAGGCAAGGCAGCCAAATTTGTGGGAACCAGCGTACTCCCTATAGCGGAACAGGTGGCTGGTGTTGTGGCTCCAGAGCTCCTCCCGTTCTTGGAGACGGCCAAGAAGGGTGTTGGTACTGCTCGTAAACTCACTGGTCAAGGCCTGCGCACGGGGGGGTCGCTTACAACCGGTGGCAATCTTAGAATGAGGGCCAGGCGCCGATAATTCGACCACACCCATCGATTCCAAACACCTATATGCCAGTTAGCGTAGTATTATTATATTATTATTGTTATTCGTATTATGTTTATTTTTTTGCAAAAAAACAGCCTGTGCCCTAGAGAACCGATTCCTATTTTTTTCACTTATATAAAATGTTAAATCTACTGTCAGACGAGTATAGGGGGAAGGTCCAAGGACTCCGGATTGGGGCCCAGATGGTCGATGGCGCTACTGTAATGGCGGAATCACTAGTCCCAACAAAGATAGTAACAAACCCTTCAAACCAACTTACGTTTTACCACTCAGACGGTGTGACCGAACTGGCCCAAGTGCGCTCAGATGGAATGGATCTATTCGGCGGGAGGGTCATCAATGCATCCCATATAAACGACCACCATTTAGATACGAAGATGGGGGAGGTGGCTGGGAACACGCTTCTCCTTGGAGATCACAAAGAGGCCCTCGCCGACCATAAACAAATCATCGACGGCCACGTATTGACACTTCTTGCGATCGGGACTTTACCAACCGAAAACAAGACCCTCATAGACGACCACAAAGGAATAATAGACGGACACACGGAGGCCCTGGGTGCTGTTGGGACAGTACCAGCTGAGAATAGGGGCCTAATAGACGGCAACGCTGAAAATATCTCAGACAATGCGGGGGATATAGTTGAATTAGAGGGCACCTTGGCTGGACAGGCTCAATTGATATCAGACCTGCGCGGGGATGTCGCCTCGAATGATCAGGAGTTGGCAAGTCTCCAATTTACTTCGACCCAACACGTAAACAAAATCGGCGAGCTCGAGGGGGACATGATCTCTGTCGAAAATGGAGTTGGGAGTAATCTCTCATCCATAAACACTCACACCGGACAGATTGCAGGAAAACTTAGTTCAACATCAACCACCCAGTTAAATATGAATAGTAATGCCATAATTAACACTAGTGGGCACAGGATCATCGGTCATTTGGGCAACGTCCTCCAAAGACATTATCGACAACTGGAATTGAGACATCCAAATAGTACTGTATCTGGATGGAGCTTAGGGGCTCAGGTAGCGACCCCCAGTACTTCTGACAACGATCTTTATTTCTCTGTTAAATATTCAAATGGCATAGAACATGACGCCGGATTTATCCAGGACAATCACTATAATGTGGAGATGAATGCAACTATACAACACAGATGCTTCTATATGGGAGTATATGACGACAGTATGGTTGGTCGAATAGTGTGTGCTACTGGCCGATACATGAATTTGCTACGGGAAGGGGCCGTGTGTTCTCAGATGTCATGCATAACTATAAATGATTCGATACCAGTTGTTGAGATATGTAACCATCCCTCTTCAAATGCTGTGTTTGGGGTAGTTAGCAACGCGGAAGAGGATACACGGACATGGGCTGCAGGTAACTTCGTTTCTACCTATGACAAATTACGAGGGGATAATAGGCTGATAGTTAATGGTGGTGGTGAAGGGGCTCTGTGGGTGAGTGATGCTGGGGGTCCCCTTGAGATCGGTGACCTGGTTGAATCGTACCTGGATGGATATGGTAGGAAGCAGAGTGACAATATTATTCGAAGTTCAACTGTCGCCCGTATCACTATGGCATGTGACTTTAATCCTCAGCCAGAACGAGTCAAGATATATAGGGGGTATAATGAGGAAACCAAAATGATAGATTGGGAGTACCCTGTAGGTGAAGATGGTGAAGAAATCACTGAGTTGACATACAATTGCAGAACTGTGCCCCTAGGACTCTCGACCGTCAAGGTGGCCTTCGTCGGATGTGTGTATCTCTCGTCATAAAAAAAACACCCTGTGTCGAAAGACCATTTCACACTTTTTATTTTCTACAATAAATGTTAAGCTTACTCTCAGATACATACCGAGGAAAAACACAAGGGCTCCGAATTGGGGCGGCCGAGTGTGATATAACAAATGGGCGATTTACGACCATCAAACCACCAGAAGTAGGTGGAATTATTTCAATAAACAGTGCGTCCGGGACAGGTTCCCCGTTTGTAACATTTGATAGTAGTCAGGGTGACGTGGAGTTCGACGTAGGTACAAAATTCTTGAGTGGTGTATATACCGATATTATATACCCTCAGACTAGTGGTGGGGAAATTGACTCACTAGCGACTGCTATTAACCGAAAGAGTACCTATTCTATGATGCAATACCAAGGGCTCCAGAATTTTCAGGTGAATGGTACGTCGTTTCTAGGGGGAACCAACTTCCCGGCCTCTCTGTCCACGGCGTCCCCAATTTATTCAAATTTTTTAGATCCATTTAACCCCACCATTTTTGGCTGGTCCGAGGGTACCGCTTTCAGTGAGGCATCGATCTATAATGTAACAGTCTCCATATCGGCCACATCGTCCAACCACCCTGTTACAGCCAGACTGGCTATGACAAACCCTGCAAATGGCGATCTCTCAGACTTCCTAGCGGACACAATCATACCAACAGGGACATCAGGTAACGGTACTATATCGGGCGTCGTACCTGTAATTGCCCCGTTCACCCACATCAGCTTGGTGTTTTATTCTCCCCAGGGGGCAACCACGCTGAATAATTTAAATATGAATGTCACGTTCAACAGATTGAATTAACATCCTATATATAAAAAAAAGATGAATAATAATTATCAAGTCACTGTGAAACCAAGCACCCGAAAGGACAAGAAATACATGGTCGTAACAAACGGTGGACGTAAGGGTGGACGTAAGATTCACTTTGGGGACAAGGGATATGAGCAATATGAGGATAGCACTGGGCTTGGGCTGTATTCCCACCTGGACCATAAAGACAAAAAAAGAAGAGAGAATTACTTCTCTAGGCATAGTGGGGGGAGGAGGACAAAGGAGGCTGCATTAAAATTCGAAGGCAAGCGCAGTCGAAACAAATTAACCGCTAGATTTCTGAGCCACTGGTTCCTATGGTGATTTCCGTCTCTCAATAACACTAATGGAATACATATACAACTTATAGTCAGCGTACATACTCGGATACAAGAAATTGGTGTCCATATGCAATGGGTCACAGAACGCCCTATGCTTCCAGCGGAGGAGCATCCTCCATTTACCCGTGGCACTGGAGATGTCACTCATGGTAGGGGCGTATTCGAGATCTTTCCCAGCCAATGCATTAAATCTTCTCCTTGCGTGCATCACCATGTCATATTGGTAGTTAGCCTTTACTACAGCCCTATTTAGATCGATCGTAAGTGAGTTGGTCTCTTTATGAAATTTAAGTGTCGGGGGGCAAGACATTTTTATTTTTTTATTTGCCATTTATATAAATGGATGCAAAATCATTCTCACATCTCGAAAACAGACCCGAAGAAGTCGTCGCACATTTCACCGCAAGATACCCCAACCCAAGAACAAGATCAAGCAGTCTCTCTCTATTCAAAAGACTGTTGAGAGACTCGCCCAACCCGCCCCCCAATTCATACCTGGACAAGCTCTTATTGCCACCAGAGGTCTATGAGAAAATCAACCACGACTATGCCAAATTAAAAAACATGGAGGGTCATCACGTGCCTGTAGTGCGAGGGGTCAATGATGCAGTTGAATGGGCCATCAATAACATCGATTCCAACAAACCACATGAACTCTGGCCAGCAGTCATTATTACTTCTGGGTTCAGACCGTCCGAGATCCTAACATCCAGTTTCATCCCATACGACGGGCCCCGAATCATCCACGACAAGTTTTACATCTCAACGTACGATTTGGCAAAAAAAAGAGGGGCAAGCCGGACAGTAATACGAGCCCACCCGCTACTCGTTCGAGCATCAAAATGGCTTACGGCAGTGGACAAACTAAGATCCACACTGGGGACAGGAGATTCTCGACACACCATTAGCAACCGATACGGGTCAACCTGGCTCAGATGGATCCGGAAAGCCTTTCCTCAGATTAGAAACGTAACACACACTCTCCTCAGGAGAATATTCGCAACATATGCATTCTACTGCTACAGGGACGATTATATGGGGGAGGTTGGACGTATCGCCTTCATACAAGATGTCCTTGGTCACGAGGGATTGGGCACTAGTGCCATTTACAGTCAAATTAAACTGGACCAAGACCATGTCATAGATATATTCAACGAGAGCTAAGATGCCCCCCTATGACAACCTCCGTCTAATCATCCCCAATACAAGCTCGACTGAATCAATGGGCCCAAGCCCCCTAGTTGTATCCCCGTATACATTACGATCAAAAAACTCAACTACATTTGCATATCTTTCCTTCTGGGGCCCGCTTGGGTTGTAAGGGGTCCCATCTGCAGCGAGCTTCTCGAATCCCATCACCCGAGACAGCAATGAGGACACTCTGGCACCCATCATATCATCCAGTACATCTATGTCCATGACCCCCGCATACTGCGGTTGAGTCGCCATGTTGTAAAGTTCCTGTAACGACAACCCATCAGCAATGTCGTTAAACCCAACGGCACCAGGAGCCTTAAGCCCCATCCCACTAGACAGATAGTCCGGTGGGTTAATCTCCACTAATTGCCTATTTCTAATCTTGTTGTATTCTATGTGGCTCAATATATCGTCACCCACCTGCACCAAGTCACCAATCGTCAAGCCACCAGAGGTCTTGCGGGCCGTCCTGTTCAATACTTCAGATCTCGTTCCAATCCGTTTACATATCGGACCATCGATGTCAACAGGGACCCCATAAGACGTGTCCACAAATCCATCTAGGATCCCAGACTCACTCAGCTTACACCAAGCGCCATTGGACCTGTCCGTCACCGGGTAAACTCGGGTGGCGACATTCTTCCCGTTGACATCACCTGTCAGGATAAACTCATAGCCGTCGTCGGCACCTATGGTTATGGGGTCGTTCTCATCGAAAGCGACTATCTCACCATCCTTCCTAAAATTGACCTTGACCGTATCCGGATCCGCAGACTCCAGGAATTGCCGGAGTCTCAGGCGTCCACCGAATCGTTCGAGTTTTTTTGTTTCTTTGTTCATCTTTAAATATACACACATCAAATCGACCCACCGTATCCCGCGCACTTCTACAAAAAAAATAGTCAAGTTATATAGTCAAGTCTTAGAATTCTTCAGTGAATTCAAATTTCTCAGACATGACGGTTGACTTCTGGTACTCACCGACACGCTTCTCGAAGAAGTTGGTCTTGCCCTGCATTGATATCATCTCCATCCACGGGAAGGGGTTCGGTGTATTGTATTCCTTTTCGCACTCGAGTTCCACCAACAGATGGTCTGCCACAAATTCAATGTACTGGGACATTGTCACATTATTCATTCCAATCAAGGATACGGGGAGGCTTTCACAGACAAATTTCTTCTCGATGACCACAGCCTCTTTCACTATCTCAAGGATGGTCTCTGGGGGGCACTGGATATCCTCTGGTAGATGGTTCGCGTGGACAAGAGTCGCAAACTTACAATGAAGGCCCTCATCCCTGGATATAAGTTCATTGGAAAATGTCAGGCCATGCATCAGATTCCGCTTCTTCAGCCAAAAGATGGCACAGAAGGACCCACTGAAGAATATCCCCTCGACACACGCAAATGCCACCAGCCTTGTGGCAAAACTGGCATCGTCGTCATTAATCCACTTGAGGGCCCAGTCAGCCTTCTCTTTGACCGTATCTATCTCTGTGGAGGCATTCAAGACTCTATCCTTCTCCTTGGCATCATTCCTCAAATAAGTATCAATTAACAGAGAGTACGTCTCGCTGTGAACATTCTCCATAGCAATCTGGAATCCGTAGAAGCATCTGGCCTCTGGGTATTGGACCTCATCCATGAATCGGGTGGCGAGGTTCTCCAATACAATCCCATCGCTGGCAGCAAAGAAAGCCAAGACCATCTTAATAAAATGCTTCTCATCCTCATTGAGCTTATCCCAGTCAGCCATATCCTGAGATAGATCTATCTCCTCTGCACTCCAGAAAGCATTGAAATGCTTCTTGTATAAGTCCCATATGTCTTTATGTCTTATGGGGAACAGAACGAACCTATTTGACGTCTCGACGAGAATGTTATTCGATTTGTTATTTTGGTCACTCATTTATATACATGCACTCAAATCCGAATCTCGACCCGACCGAAAAAAAAACCAGAAAAACCAGAATGGTCCGATCACCAAATTCCAATCACAT